TCGGCCTTGCCTTCGCCCTTGCCGCCATCGCCATCGCCAGAGCCAGCTTCACCGGCTTCGTCGCCAGCGTCGCCGCCACCCTCGCCCTCGCCTTCGCCGTCCTGCTCACCAGCGCCTTCGCCAGCGCCTTTGCCCGGTTTATCACCGGCCTCGTCGCTGTCGCCCTCGCCGTCGGCATCGTCGCTGTCGCTCTCGTCGCCAGCCTCGTTGCCGTCGTCCTCGTCGCCAGCGTCGCCGCTGTCGCCGTCTTCGGCCTCGTCTTCAGGCTGGCTGGGCTGCTCCTCTTCGCCCTCGTCATCCTCGAGCTGGGGTTGGGGCTGCTGTTTATCCAGCGCGCGAGCGCGGTAGATGTCCTCGCTCGCCATGCCGCGATACTGCTCATCGATCAGCGCGTCCTTGGGCGGTGTGCCGATCCGCTCATCGACGAGGTCGATGTTGATCGAAAAATCGGCGGAAACGTTCCACTCGATGGGGTCGCGTGACCCTCTCCGTGTCCCGTGATGCCGCGCGTCGTGTTCGCTTTCGTGGCACTGCACGAACAGCAGTTCCTCGTCCGTGAGAGACATCACGAACTCTGGATTCCAGAGATGCTGCTTGCCGTCGGTCGCCGCTGTCGGGAAGCGCCGGGAGATAACCGGCTCAACGTTCGACACCAGCACGCCGTAGAAGCGGCGTTCCAAGATCAGTCGCGCACGCGCCTTCTGCACGCGGGCGAGCGCTTGTTGTTCGATGGTCATTGTTTGCTCCTTTGAAAAATGGGGTGGTCACTGTGAAGCGGCGCGGTTGCCCGCGCCGCTCTGGCAGTGATCAGCCGAACAGGCCCTTCACAGCCTCGACGATTTCGTCGGCGGACTTTTGAACCGCCTCACGCACGTCGTCGTTCTCGCGAAGGTCCTGCGCGTCTTCGACGCACAGTTCGGATTTGATCCGATCCGTGATCTCGGCCAGCCGAGCGTCGCCGACGAGATTGAACGCGGGCAGCAACTCGGCAAGCTCGCGAACGTTCTCGACGAGCGAGTCGCGGAAGATGCCCTCGGCCTTTTCGCCCTTGCCCGTCGAGGGTTGAAACCCGGCGAGCTTCTCGGCCATGCGGCCCACCGTCTCGACGATGCGCTCGACGGTGTTTTTCATGGCACCGTCGATCACGCCTGCCGTGGTCGCCTGCAACTGCGACCGGATTTCGGCGACCGTGTCCTCGTCCAGTTCGCTCCGGAAATCAGCAGCGTCCGGGAACGGCAGGATGGTCAGATCGAGATTGAACTTGGACCGTATTTCCTGCGGCGAGGGATAGTCGGACGGGCGGAACAGTTCGTTCAACTCGGCCATGCGTTCGATCACGAAGGTCGGGTAAGCCGCAGCGAAGCGATCAGCCGCCTCGGCGAACTCTCGCTTCAGCGTCCGAAACTCTTCGCTGAACTTGGCGAACAGCGCGTTCGGCAGAATGCGCGGGCCTTCGTCGGCCCACGGCTGAGTCATGGTGTGGTGCATGGTGCGCGCCTTGGCGACCATGCTGGTTAGTTCGGAGAGATGCTCGGGCGCGATCAGCAGCTTGTTGTAGCGCCCAGCGTTCTTCGTTGCTTTGTGCAACGTGTTCACCTCGTCGGTGACCTTGCGGTCGAGCTTGCGCGCGGACCACGCAGTGATGTTGACCGATACCAGTACGGCCTTGCGTGACAGCGGGGTGGTCATTTGGAGTGCAGACATTGTTGGCTCCTTTGAAAATGAAAAGGGCGACGCGACGCGCCGCCCTGTGGTCCTCACTGAATGGTGAGGTCTTGGTTCTCAACGGCCCACGCACCGTAGGCCGTCGTGTTTTTCAGACCAGCGTCGCGCGTGGTCGCATCGTGGACAACCAAGATTTGGCTCTCACGCGGCAACCGCTTGGCGTAGGTCACGACGTTGGCGAACGTCGTCTTGTCGGCGAGACGGGCGAGGCCGGTGCAGACCGCGTAACGGGTGCTGGCATCGCTCGGCAGCTTGGCCGTCGCGGGACTCTTCACGATGTCCCGGAGGTCGCCGATGCTCTGGTAGAGATCGATGAAGGCATCGAACTCGGTGGCGTAGGCAGCGCCAACGTGCGCAGCCATCAGCTTCGCGCGCAGCGCCTTGGGAGCGCCGACGTATTTGCCTGCCTTCACCCACGAGCGTGGAGTCGGGTAGGCGTTCTCGTCGCCCTTCGGCATGACGTGCAACAGGCCGTTGCCGTTGTTCTCGCCAGCGCGCAAACGCTGGAAGGCAACAAGCTCGGGCGCGATGTTGTTCTGGCCTGCCCAGTCGCACCACGACGGGATGTCGGAGACGACGTGAAGATGGGCGAAGCGGTTGCGAATGTGCGACGGCATTTTCTGCGCCGCTGCTCGGTCGCTCACGCGGTTGCCAGCCGCGACAACGATCCAGCCTTTCGGCAAGTGGTACTCACCGCAGACGCCGTCGTGAACGAGGCCGCCCAGCGCCGACTGAACTTGCGGCGATGCTTGGTTGAACTCGTCGGCGAACAGGATGCCGATGGGTCCGTCCCGCTCCTCTTGCGGAAGCTCGTTCGGTACGGCCCAGATGGTGGTGCGCGTCACCGGATCGTAAACCGGGACGCCGCGCAGATCGACTTGTTCGCGCAGTGAAGCGTGGAACGGGACGACCGGCATCGTCAGCTTGCCGCCGACTTGGCTGACCATCTGAGTCTTGCCGATGCCGGGAGGACCCCAGAGGAAAACCTTGTCCCCGGCAGCGATCATGATCTCAAGCAGCACCGCTGCCTCTGAGATCGTGCATGTGAACTCTTGTCCAGCGAATGACATCCTGTTGCTCCTTTGTGATGTCGGGAAAAATCAGAGAGGCTTGAACACCCAGAAGCCGCTGGACGCTTTCACGACCATGAGCTTCTCGGCACCTTTGACGAACACGGCCTCGCCCGCGCAGCCGTAGCCAGCGGACATCAAAAACATCGAGGCAGCGACGAACGACTTGAAGAACGACATTTGGTTTTGCTCCTTTGTGGTGGTGGGAAAGTCTCGGGGATGACGAGGTGTCTCACTGCGTGTTCGCCGACTTATGTGAGCGCGGTATCGCCATCCCCGAAGAGGTCATTGTGAGCGGCACAAACGATGCGGGCTGACTGTGCAAACTGCGTTGTCCCGGTTACGCCGCGCCGCCTCAATGAACTCCCGAAACTTCAGCGTTGCTCTCGTCTGTACTCCACGACATCATCACAGCCACTGGCTCCAATGTCCGAGCGTTCAGAGATCAACACGTTGGTGTTGGGTGACCGCAGATTTTTCGAGCGCGTGCGCGCTGCTTGCTCTGCGTTGGTTTGAAACTGGCACGGCCATTTTATTGGTCCCCCGATGTCTCCGGAGCCTACGCAGGACCGCCTGCGACTCCCCGAAATCGGACCCGGTCGTGAAGGAAGTGCCAGAGGCACCGCACCGAGCAGCCAGAGAAGAACGAAACAACAGAGCCAGATATAGGGAATAGCGCACTAGCACACAAGCGCTACTTGTAAGATTTCACAAAGTTTGTTTGCCTGTAGGATCAAGGACTTAGCTGTGGTCGAGGCCAGAAAAGCCCGGAAAACGGCTTGCGTGGCACTTAGCAGGCTGGATGATTCGAGCTTTGGGCCGGTTTGACGGCGCGCCCGAACGGTGGGAATTATCAGGCCTCAGCCGATCCTTTTCCGCAGCACGCGCGAGGCAACCGTGTCGTACTGGTCCGTCGTTCAAGCGCAGCCAATGTGCGAACGCCGCGCGCTCTGGCACATGAAGTATCAGGGCTTCACGACATATGCGCCGCGCGAAAAGATCACGCGCGTTGTGCGCGGAAAAAAACAGAACACATCGCGCTGGTTATTCCCGCGCTATATTTTTGTCTGGATCGCCGATCACTGGCACGCGCTGTTCAGCACCATCGGCATCAGCAAAGTTTTGATGACAGGCGATCACCCCGCGCGCCTCCCCGACAAATGGGTAGAGGCAATGCGCGCACGCGAACATCACGGACTCATCACGCTGCCAAAGCATCGGTTCAGGATCGGGCAGCGCGTTGTCGTCGCAAGTGGATTGCTGCTTGGTGCGCACGGCCTCTATCAGGGCATGGGCCACCAACAGCGCGAGATCGTTTTGCTTGAGTCGTTAGGTCGTGTGGAGTTGGCGTCGGGTCTTCTGCGTTAGCAAAGCTGATTGAAGACACCGTGCGCGGCTAATCGGGATCGATGGTGATTCCGTGGGGGGTCGGTAGTATGGTTGGAAACCGCCACGGTTATTTTAACGGAAAAATAAATGGCAAAGGCGAAGAAGACGGACACCAAGTTTCAGAAGGGCAACAAGGTCGGTAGGGGCCGTCCACCGAACTCGCCGAACAAATTGCCGAAGCTGCTCAAGGATGCGCTGCTGATGGCAGCCGAGCTTGAAGGATCAGACACGAAGGGGAGGGACGGACTGGTTGGGTTTCTTCGCCATGTCGCGCAAGAAGAACTCAGCACGTTCTGTTCGATGCTGGGCCGGATCATCCCGCTCCAGATCAACGAGTCGAAAGACGTTCAGGTGGACGTGACCTACCGCACCGTTGCCGAGGTGAGCCGGGAGATGGCATCCCGTGGCATCGACATGTCTGTTGTGGCTAGGATAATGGCCCACAAACCGGAAACGATTGATGCGGTCCCCGCCGACGAAGAAAGAACTGTCTGAAGACGAACTGAGGTTGATGGCTGAAATCTACGAGGCGAACGCCCGTGAGGATTTCATGTCGTTTCGCCACGTCATCCGGCCCACCCTGCTCGATGCATGGTGGCAACATGATGCGGCCAGCCACCTCCAGCGGTTCTGGCGCGATCTCAAGGCAGGCAAGCGTCCCGCTCTGGTGATCCAAGCGCCGCCACAGCACGGCAAGACCGAAGGCCTGATCGACTTCATGGCGTGGTGTGCCGGGCAAGACCCGAACATGCGCACCATCTTCGCCAGCTACTCGGATGATCTCGGCATCCGGGTGAACATGAGCCTGCAACGCATCTTCGACGGCCCGCACTACCGCAAGGTGTTCGCCCGCACCAAGATCAGCGAAGACAACGTGGTGACGCAGACCGGGCGCTGGCTGCGCAATAGCTCGATCTTTGAGTACGTCGGGACAACCGGCTCGTTCCGCAACACGACGGTGCAGGGGCAGATCAACGGGCAGGGCCTCGACCTCGGCGTGATCGATGATCCGATTAAGGGCCGGGCTGAGGCGCAATCGAAAGCCAACCGGGACAAGACGTGGTCGTGGTTCACCGACGACTTCTTCGGACGGTTCAGCGATAAGGCTGGCTTCGTGATGATCATGACTCGCTGGCACCTCGACGATCCGGTGGGCCGCTGGCTTGAGTATTTCCCGCACACGCGGGTGCTGCGCTACCCGGCGGTGGCTGAGGAGGACGAGCTACACCGCAGGAAGGGCGAGGCGCTATTCCCTGAGTTGAAGAGCCGCGAGTTTCTCGACGCCCGCCGCAGGGTGCTGACCAATGCGTCTTGGGAGAGCCTCTATCAGCAGCGGCCTATTGCGGCTGGTGGTGATATGTTTCCGGTGGAGCGCATCCGGGTGGTCACTGGCGTGGATCGCTCGAACATCAAACGTTCTGTTCGCTACGTGGATAAAGCTGGCACCGAGGACGGCGGGGCGTACACTGCGGCCTGTCTGGTTCACGACATGAAGGACGGCACGACCGTGGTCGATGACGTGGTGCGCGGGCAGTGGGGAGCGCTCGAACGCGAGGCACGGATCGCTCAAGTGGCACGCGCCGACATGGCGACCTATGCGCGCTATCAGGTTTGGGTGGAGCAGGAGCCGGGCAGCGGCGGCAAGGAAAGCGCTGAGAACACGATCAGGCTACTGAAGGGCTGCGATGTTCACGCCGACAAGGTGACCGGCGCAAAGGAAATCCGCGCCGAGCCATACGCGGCGCAAGTGCAGGCGGGACAGGTTTCGATCAAGGCGGCTGATTGGAATCGGGAGTTCCTCGAAGAGCATGAGCTTTATCCGATGGGAAAGTACAAAGATCAGGTGGACGCGGCGGCGGGAGCGTTCAATAAGCTGGCCGTGCAACTCGGCACCTACGACCGCAGTCTTGATTGGGTTGGCTAGGCTGATCGTTCCGACAATCGGTGGGTACGTTCTGCACACAACGGAGAGCGAATCATGCTGCAAGTTCTTGAGGGGCCTTTCATCGCTGAGGGGCGCGAACTATCAGAGCCGATTGATTGCAGCGTCGGGCAGTTGGTGCGCATCACCATGCCAGCGGAGTGGACTCCTGCGGCGCTGACGTTCCAGATCAGCACCGACGGCATGTTCTACAACGACCTCTTCGGCTTCGATGGCTACGAGGTGACCATCGAGGACGTGGTCGAGGGTTCAGCGGTGCTGATACCGGAGAGCATTGGCCGTGCCATTGCGTACATCCGCTTTCGATCCGGCACGCGCGGCAATCCCGTCCCGCAGGATGGTGACCGCACGTTCGCCGTGGCGCTGCTCGTTCCAGATGCTGCCGACGGTGGGGTGGCGCGGTGAACTATTTTTTCGACACTTTTACAAATTTCCTGAGCGGCCTTGGCGTACAAGGTCGCGACAAGATGACGGGTGCGTCGTATGTCACGACGACGTGGACGCGCGAACAACTTGAGGCGAGCTATCGCGGCGACTGGATCGCGCGCAAAGCCATCTCGATCCCGGCGCATGATGCAACACGCGAGTGGCGTGCATGGCAGGCGAAGCAGCCACAGATTGAGAAGCTCGAAGCGACCGAGGAGCGCCTGCAAATCCAGTTGAAGCTACAGCAGGCGTTGGTGAAGGCTCGGCTCTACGGCGGTTGCTGTTTGTTGATCGGCGTTGAAGGCAACATGGAGGACGAGCTTGACCCGGACGACATCGGCAAGGATGGGCTGAAGTTCGTTCACGTCATGGCACCGCATCAACTCACCATCGAGGAGTTGATCAAGGACATCGAGGACCCGTACTACGGACAGCCGACGTTCTATCGATTGCAGGACGACACCAAAAAGTTCGGCGACGTGAAGATACATCCGTCGCGCATGGTGCGGCTGCTCGGCCTCGACTCACCAGACCCGATGAAGAACATGGGCTGGGGCGATCCGTTGATGCAGATGATCAACGACGCAGTGAGCGCTGCGGGTACGGTGGCGCAGAGCGTTGCGACGCTGATCCAAGAAGCCAAGCTCGATGTGATCAAGATACCGGGCCTCACCGAAATCTTCTCGACCACCAACGGCACCAACCGATTGATCAAGCGCTTCACCGAAGCGAACGTTGCGAAGAGCGTGATCAACGGCATCATCATGGATGCCGAGGAGGAGTGGCAGCGCATCGGCGTGAACTTCCAAGGCATGCCTGAAATCCTTCAGATGTATTTGCAGATCGCGGCAGGCGCTGCGGACATCCCGATGACGCGGTTCGCTGGCATGTCACCGGCAGGACTCAATGCGACCGGCGACAGTGATCTCGCGAACTACTACGACCGCATCACATCCGATCAGGAGCTACGACTCACGCCTGCGCTTGAGAAGCTCGACAAAGCCATCGTGCGCAGTGCGCTGGGCAGGAGCGACGAGAACATCTTCTACAACTGGAACAGCCTGTGGCAGATGACGGACGCCGAGAAGGCGACCATCGCCAAGGCGAAGGCGGACACCGCAATGGTGGACGTGAACAGCGGACTGATACCGCCCGATGCGTTGTCGAAGGCGCGCATCAATCAACTGATCGAGGACGGCACCTATCCGGGCCTCGAAGCAGCCGTTGAGGAGTCACTTGCGGCGCAGGAGCAACTCGAAGAGGGCGAAGCGCAGAAGCTGCTCGCACCACCCGGTCGCGGTGCGTGGATGAACGAGAACCCCGGTGGTGACGGCGAAGAAGAGGGCATGGAAGCCGCGCCGCCCGCTGGCCCAT